CGGCCGGGCTGGCCGACGGTGAGGTCCACGTCCTCGGTGCCGTCGTCGCCGATGTTGTAGGTGATGCCGAGCACCCGGACGTTGGTGTTGACGTTGAGGCGGCCGGAGCGGACCACCAGGGGCACCACGTCGCCCATGTACGGGTTGCCGTAGGCGTAGAAGCCGGCGGTGAGGGTCAGGGTGTAGGTGGGGATGACGGTGCCGTGGAGGGACAGGTCGCCGTTGGCCTGGTTGAGCAGGGCGGCCGGGGTGATGATGGAGGGGGCGTTGTCGGCGCTCATCCACAGTCCGATGGGCCGGGTGGACACGTTGTTGGCGTCGGTGTTCCAGGTTTCGGCCACCAGTTGCGGGGCGGCCGGGTCGGCGCTGCCGTTGTTGCCGACCACCCGCCAGTAGTTGCCGTAGGCGCCCGAGTCGATGCTGCGGGTGAGGGCGGTCACCGACGACCCGTACACCAGGGCCAGGTCGGAGCGTTGCACGCCTTGGTAGGGGTAGAAGATGCGCAGGGCGTCGGCGGTGCCGTTGAGGCCGGTGGGCAGGACGTCGTAGTCGAAGCCGCTGACCAGCCGGGCCAGCTCGTCCACGATGGTGGCGATGTCGGTGGAGGCGTTGTAGGTGCGGTCGTGGAGGCGCCCGGATTTGGCCGAGCGGACGGTGCCGTCGGGGTTGACCAGGGCCACGGTGAGGGGCATGACCGAGCCGGGCGACATGGGCGTGCCCGACGTGGACACCACGTTGTTGGCTTTGTTGACCAGGTCGGCCACGATGTCGTCCTGGTCGGTCTGGGTGTAGGTGAGCGCCGCGGTCAGCAGGCGGCGGGCGAACATGCCGGCGTAGTCGTGGGCGGTGCAGGCCAGCAGGTGGCTTTCCTCGCTGAGGGTGTCCTGGGTTTGTGACACCACGCCCCGGAACATGGCTCGGTCCACCCCGGCGGTGTCGTCCCACCGCCAGGCCATGACGTCCTGTTGCAGCTCGGCGATGAGGGCGGCCTGGTCGGAGCGGCCGTCGATGGTGAAGTCGAGCTGGGCCGGGGTGTTCCAGGCCCGGGTGAGCTTCCGGTTGGCGGCGTCGGGCAGGGCGGCTAGGGAGGTTTGGTAGGGGGTGAGGCTGGCGGTGAAGTCCCGGGAGTGCAGGGTTAGGCGCCACTGGCCGCGGCCGGCCGGCACCGGGTAGGTGCCGGGCGCGGCCCGCCCGTTGGGCACGGTGGCGTCCAGCTCGAGCTGGGCGGCGCGGCCGGCCGGCCAGGTCATGTGAGGTAGCCGTCCTGCCAGGTGGCCTGGGCTTGGGTGACCCCGCTGGTGGACGAGCCGGTCATGGACATCTGCGTGGTGTCGGGCTGGCGGGGCAGGACCGGCCAGGCGGTGTTGTACCAGTCCAGCCAGGCCAGCGCCGACTGGCCGGCCGCCCCGTCGAGCAGGGCGGTCTTGGCCACGGTGTCGACCAGCACGTAGTGGCCCTGGTCGATGCGGTAGGAGGCCACGAAGGCCACTCGCGACACCGGCCCGGTGGTGGGGGTGAAGGTGACGACGGGGCCGGTGACGGGACCGTACACGGACACCAGGGGCCGCACCGGCAGATCGCCGGCCGAGCTGATGACGGCGGTGGTGGGCGAGCCGCCGGTGGTCGGGTACACCCGAGAGAAGGTGAGCGGGTAGGCCCGCCCGTTCCCGGCGGGCGTGCCGGCGTAGGCGGTGACGGTTTGGACGTTGGGGTCGCGCACGATGGGGTCGGCGGCCTTCCACTGCAACATGATCTGGCGTTCGGCCATGCCGACCACCGCCCAGGTGTAGCCCATGGCCCGCAGGGTCAGGGTGCGCTCTCCGGCCCCGGCCCGGTCCAGGATGTAGTGCAGCACCGGGCGGGCCGAGGGGACCATGAACGGGGCGAAGTTGTCGGCCACGTCGTCAATGCGGGCCCCGGCGCCGGTGACGGCGTGGATCTCGGCCGACACCACCCGCGCTCCCATCAGCGTGGTGCGGTCCACGGCCCCGTCGGTGTCGGGCCGGTTGGTGATGACCTCGCGGACCTCGGGGTAGCCCAGATCCAGCGACGAGCAGAACCAGCCGCCGGCCACGTTCTCGAGCTGGACGGTCAGCGACCCGAGGGTCAGCCAGGCCTGACGGATACAGGGCGGCGTCTGCATCACATGGCCTTGGCGGTGGCGGTCCAGGCCACCTTGCGCATGAAGGCCTCCACGTCGAGTGTGTCGGCAAAGTGGGCGTGCTCGATGTGGACGACCGGGCCGCGCCGGGCGACCTCGCGGGCCGGGGTGATGGCCTCGCCGGCATGGGCGTAGATCAGGCCCTCACGGGTGATAAGGCCGCCCTGCGCCAGGTAGGGGATGGTGGGCATGCCGATGGTCACGGTCGGCAGGTGCACCGGCCCGACCGACCAGCCGCCGATCTTGAAGTGCAGCGAGTTCCAGATGCGGATGACCGAGTCGATGGCGCCCCGGAAGGCGCCGGCCATCGAGTCCCACATGTGGCCGAGGGCCCGGCCGACGGCGCCGGGCAGGCCGACGATCCAGCCCCACATGCGACCCCAGAAGCTCTGGATCAAGCCCCACACGGCGGTGAACTGGTTGTAGATGAAGTTCCACATTCCCCACAGGGCGCTGGCGATGGCGCCGGGGATGCCGGCCACCCAGCGGATCATGGCCTGCCAGGCGCCCTCCACCCAGCCGGCGATGGTGTTGGCCTCGTCGTAGACGAAGTGCCACATGCCGGTCAGGGCGTGCCAGATGGCGCCGGGGATGCCGGTCAGCCACGACACCAGCCCGTTCCAGATGGAGGTGATGTAGTCGATGACCTCTTTGGCGTCGGCCTTGATCTTGGCCCAGTTCTTCCATAGCAGCACGGCCGCCAGGGCGATCGGGCCGAGCAGGATGCCCAACAGGTAGGGCCAGTATTTGGCGATCCAGTGCCACACGTCCATCACCAGGTTCTTGATGAAGTGCCAGATGGTGTTCCAGTGCTTGTAGATCTCGTACCCGACGACGATGAGGGCGGCCACGGCCAGGGCGATCAGGCCGAGGGTGACGATGAGCGGCAGGCCGGCGGCGTCGGCGCCGACCTCGGCGGCGGTTTCGGCGTCGGTGGCGACGGTGGCCGCGGCCTGGGCGCCGCGCAACGCTTCCATGCCGGCCTGGGTGAGCTTGATGATGCCGCCCAGCCCGGACATGGCGGCGCCGGCTTTGGTGATGGCCGGCCCGTACTTCTGGCCGAATTTGGCGGCCTGGTCCTCGACCTCGGTCTTGATGGCTTTCAGGTGGCCGGTGAACGTGTCGGCGTTGGCGGCGGCCTGGCCTTTGAGCCGGTCGGACAGCTCGGTCACGGCGTCCTTGTGGTTCTTGGTGGCGGACGCCACGGCCGCCTGAGTGTCGGCCAAATGCTGGTGCGCCTCCCGGGCTTTGGCCGTGGCGGTGGTGACGGCCTCCTGGGCGTTGCGGAGCTGGATTTGCTGGCCCAGGGTGAGCTTGTGGCGTTGGCTGTCGACCAGCTCGATGTCGGCCAGGCTGCGCTTGGCTCGGGCCAGGTTGTCGTCGGCCGCCTGCGAGGCCTTGGTGGCGCTGGCCGCCTGCGAGGTGAGCTGCTTGGTGCTGGAGACCTGGATCCCGAACTCTTTGAGGAGCTTGGTGTTGCCGTTGTAGACCTTGCCGACGGCGGTGGCCGCGGTGACGAGGTCCTCGTGTTTGGCGGCGGCCAGGTCGGTGGCGGTGTTGAGGAGCTGCAACGCTTTGGCCGGGTCGTTGGTGGCCTGCGTGAGGACCTGCAAGGCGCCTTGGGTGGCCTCCGACGACTGGCCGAACTTCTCGTTGTGCTTGATGGCCCCCTCGATCTGCTTCCCGTAGTCCTCGTAAGAGTGGCCGGTGTTGGAGATGGCCTGGGAGAGCTGCTGGTGGGCGGCCTGCTCCTTGGAGCCGAGGGTCGAGAACAGGCCGCCCACGGCCAGCAGCGTGCCGCCCGCCCCCAGCAGGGTGTTGCCCACGTCGTGGCCGTGCTCGGCCAGTTTGGTGAGTCCCTCGTCCACGGTCGACAGGGCCTCGCCGAACGGGCCGAGCACCCCGGACTGGTTGAGCATGCCGAGCATGCCCGAGAAGGCGCTGTGGGCTTTGGCGGCGGCCGACTGGGCCGCGTCGCCGCCTTTCTTGAAAGCGTTGGACAGGCCGGACAGGTCGCCAAGGACCCGCACCATCACCGACGGGCCGGCCACCTGCCTACCGCTGTTTCATCTTGGCTTCGGCGGCGCGGATGGCGTCGGCCTCCCGGTGCATCAGGCGCACCATGGCGGCCATCATCTCGTCGCTCAGGGTGTCGAGGGCGTCGGGAAAGCAACCCCAGTAGTGGCAGAAGGCGGCCACGTTGTCGAGGGCTTCCCGTTGGTAGGGTCCGCCTCGGACACGTCGACCTCCACGTCGTAGGCGTGCAACCACAGGCTGGTGGTGTCCCGGCCGGGGAAGTCGCGCACCAGGGCGCGGAAGGCCACGATCCTAAACGGCTGGGTTTCGGCCAGCTCGCCGAACGTGGCCGACGGTTCGCAGTGGCGGATCTCGTCGAGGAGCCGCTGGGAGGGCAGGCGCTGCACGAAACTTTGGGTGACTTTCACCAGGGTCGGCAACGGTTGGTCAGTCATGTATTCCTCCGGGGTCGGTGCCGGTGTTGGTCCACGGGTAGTTGGCGAAACCGGTTTCGACCGCCTCCGAGTACAGGCGGGCGGCGCGGGCGGCCAACTGCACGGCGGCCGGGAACAGGTACCGGCCGCGGGGGTTGTAGTCCCGCCGGGACAGGTGCGGGGCCCGGCGGGTGCCGCCGAACTCGACCCAGCCGGCGTAGCGGATCGACGCCCGGCCCATCCGCACCGACGCCCCCGACCGGGCCGCGGTGACCCTGACGTCGCCGGCCAGCCGGCCGCTGTCCTGGGGCAGGCTCGAGCGGGTGGCGGCGGCCACCGGTTCGGCCGCGGTGCGCCCGGCCGCGGCCATCAGTTTGTTGAGCGGGCCGCGGTCGTCGGTGAGGCGTTGGACGTCCCGGTTGAGGGCGCGCAGTCCGATGACGGCCACCACCGGCGCCTGCGCCATTAGCGATAACCTCCCAATCGATGACCAGTTGTCAAATACCCGGCTGCGCAAAACCGGTCTACGCCCGAGGCTGGTGCAGCTCCCACTACCAACGCTGGCGGTACCGCGGCGGCGACCCGGCGGTGCGCATGGCGATGGGCCCAGCCAAAGGCAAATTCGCCAAGAACCGCACCTGTTCCGTCGAGGGCTGCGACCGTCGCCATTTCGGGCACGGGTTTTGCCAGCTGCATTACCAGCGGTGGATCTCCAACGGAGACCCGCTGATCGTGAGAGGCAAGGCCGCGAACTTGCCGGTGCGCAAGATCCGTTCTGTCGAAGACCGGGCCCGTGACAAGTTCACGCCGGGTGCACCCGACGAATGCTGGCCGTGGGCGGGGACTAAGACCCATGACGGCTACGGCACGATCGCCGCGAAGTACCGACCGTTGCGCCACGTTTATGCCCACCGGTTGGTCTTCGAGATGTACGGCGGCGTCATTCCTGACGGCTACGAGGTCGACCATCTTTGTCGCAACCCGACATGCGTGAACCCGGCACACCTCGAGCCGGTGACCCATGCCGAGAACATGCACCGAGCAGGGCTGGAACATGACCCCGTTACGGGCGTTTTCCGGCGGCCCACGCAGACCCCGTCCAGCTGTTAGCGAGAAGGTCCGCTGTGATTATGTACTGCCCGGTTGTCCACGCCGTGGCCGGGCTGGCGGTCACCCCGGTGAGGGCGGCCAGGTTGGCGGGCACCGTCGCCCCCGACGGGGTGTAAAACCCGGGGGTGCCGGCGGTGGCGCCGGTGGCGGTCACCGACCCGGTGTCGATGCTGGGCGGGGCGGTCAGGTTCCAGTCGATGACCACTTCGGCGGCGGCGCCGGCGTCGCCGACGATCAGCTCCACCGGTTGGGGGATGGCGTAGCCGCTGATTATCGGGTTCGTGGCCGAGGCGACCCGCGACGAGTAGGCGCGGGCTTTCCAGTTGACGGCGGTGCCGGACGCCACATAAGCCTGGTAGGCGCTGTTCAACGTGGCATAAACAGCGCCGGCGTCAAACGACTGGTAGAACGTGCAGCGCAGGTGCCATTTAGTGACCCCCGGGTAGTCGGTCTCGCCGCAGAACGAGGTAACGGTGACCGGTTTGTTCTCGGGGAATGCCGCCTCCAGATGCTTCACCAGGCAGCGCAGGTTGACGCCGCCCAGCTCGAAATAGCAGTCGTTGAGAATGAGCGGCTGGGCGGTCGGCGGGGTGGGGTCGCCGGCGGCGGTGAGCGACACTTCGGGCGGCGGGGCGGGCGGGGCTTCTTCGGTTACGGTCACAGAGTTTCTCCTTCGGGCCGGTGACATTTACATCTGCACGGTGAGGATCAGTTCGCAGAGCAGCAGCTGGACGCCGCCCGCCCCGGTCAGGTTCCGCCAGTTGCGTTCCTCGGCCGGGAAACATGCCTGCACCACCCCGCCCAGGCTGGGGTTGGCCAGAATCGTCTGGCGGGCGGTGTTCTTCAACGATTCGACCTGGTCTTCGGTTTCGACGCCGGAGACGACGATGACCGGCAGGGTGGCCTCGTCGACACCCAGGCCGGCGGTGGCGTACACCACCGGCTGGGGCCGGCCCACCACCAGGCACGGGCCGTTCAACGTTTCGGGCGGCCGGTCGTGGACTTTGACGCCGGTGGCCGGGCCGAGCAGGCCGACCAGCGCCTGGGCCACTTTGGCCCGATCCCAGCTCACGGTCAGCCGACCACGATGTTCAGGTAGGCGGCGATCATGGTTTCGATGTCGGGGTCTTTGGGGCCGACCCGGATGACCCCCATGTCCCCCCAGCCGATAGTGCCGTCGACGGAGTCGCGGCGGCGGTACAGGCGGGCCGCCTCGTAGGCGGCCACCGTGAACAGCGGGTCGGGCAGAAACTGGGGGTTGCCGGGGGTGACGTAGGTGACGATGCACCGGTTGGTGACCCACTGGATGGCGGCCGACAGGTCGTCGGCGACAAGTTCGTCGTCGCCGGGGTTGCCGGGCTCGACCCGCAAAAGGTTTTGCACGTCGGCCACGGTCGGCCAGTCGGCCGCCATCGTCAGCTACCCGCCCCTACTTTTTGGCCGGGGTGTGGTTGCCGGGGTTGCCGGCCGGCGCTTCGGCCGTCTCGGCGGTTTCGGCGGCCTCGGCCGGGCTGGGGATGGTGGTGCCGGCGTCGATCTTGGCTATCGCCGTCGGATACCTGCCCAGGACCGGGGCGGCGTAGCCCCACACGCCCAGCCGGATGGCCGACGGGCCCAGCACCTCCTCGTAACGGAAGTTGAACGTGGAGCTCTCGAGCAGCAGACAGTCGTCGATTTTGACCACATAGATGTGGTTGTCGACCCCGGCCCAGGACGGGATGACCTGCAAGCCGACCACCTCCCCGGCCACATGCCCGTAGGTGACGGCCTCGCCGAGACCGTAGGCGTTGACCGGCCCGTGGTAGCCGGTGGTGACCAGCGGCCGGCCGGCGGTGTCTTTCTGTTTGGACAGGAACGCCCAGGCGCCGATACCCATCAGCACCACCCGGGGCGGCATCTTGCGGTGTTTGATCACCGAGGCGCCGGCGTCGATGAAAGCGTCGGGCAGGTTGGCGTAGGCGGGGGCGGTACCCGGGTAGGTGATGGTGGCGGCCAGGCCGGCGGCGGCCTCGAAAGCGTTCACCACGGCCGTCTCGATAGCCTCGTTGTAGGAGCCCATACAGTCGGCGTAGATGATCCCGTCCACGGACGGGTTGGACCCGTCGACCAGCTGGCGGGACACGTCGACCTTGCCGGTGTAGGTGGCCGGGTTGGTGGTGATCACGTTGGCGTTGAACGACCCGTCGTTGGGGGCGGCGCCCTCGGACGCCTGGGCGGTGACGGCCGCGCCGGGGGTGGTCTGCTTGCCGATGTTGACCGGGTTGGCGTCGGTGATCCCCACCCGCCGCAACGTGTCCGCCCACGGGCGGGCGCCGTGCTGGATGATGGCGAACTCTTCGAACAGCCAGGCGGGCGGGACCACACCGGCGCCGGTGCCCATGGTGCCCATGGCCCGCATTTGCAGGGCGTGCCGGTCGAGCCGGGATCGGGCTTCGGGGTCGCCGTCGATCTGGGCGTGCAAAAGGTCGCGGAAGAAGAACTGGCGGTCGCCGCCGGCGTCGGGTTTGCGGTACAGGACCTCCTCGGAGCGGACCTGGACCACCGGGGTGCGGTCCTTGGGGGCGGGGTCGGGCACGTCGGTCAACGCCAGGACGGTCGACGCCCGCCGGTCCTCGGTTTCCCGCAACGCCACGATCCGCTCGCCGAGCGGTTCCATCTCGGAGCGCAAACCGTCCAACAGGGCGGTTTCTTTGTCGTCGGGGTCGCGGTTCTCGTCGTGGCAGCGGTTCAGGATGGTGTCGTAGCGGGCGAACAGCTCGTTGTAGTCGTTGCCCAATCGCTCGAGCAGTCGGTTCATGGTGTCGCTCCCTCAAAGGGTTGGGGGTCGCCCGGGGCGCGCGGCGCAGGGACTGGTAGCCCCGAGCCGGTTCCCGACCCGGCGGTTCCCGCCCGTCGGCGGGGTTCGCCCCTCCAGGGTTCGACTGCGTGCAACCGGGACGGTACCACTACCGGGCCCGGCCGGGGGTGGACCGTTCAGGCCGGGCCGAGCTGGTCCCAGCCGTACACGCCCGGTTCCCACACGTTGGCGGCCACGTTCGACTGCCACAGAAACCCGGTGTGGGTGACCTGGTCGCCCAGCTGGTAGGCGTCGGTCGACCCGGTCGGCTGCACCCACGGCTGCGGCCCGGACGGCGGGGGGGCCAGGTCGGTCCAGCCGGCGTTGACGGTGCCGGGCTGCCACACGTTGACGGTGGCCAGGTCGTTCCGCCACGTTTTGGCCTGATGGGCGACGATGGAGCCGGGCAGGTAGGCGCCGACGGTGCCGACCGGCTGCACCCAGGCGGGCGGGCTGGCCGGGTCCTGGCGGTTGGCGTAGTCGGCGAGAAGGGCGTCGACCATCACCTGGGGGTGGCCATACATGTCGGCGGCGGCGGCGGTGGCCGAGTCGGTCATGGCCTGCGCCTCGTCGGCGGTGAGGGGCCGCTGGTCGACGACCACCCCGCCAGCGGTGACGGTCACCTGGCCGGCCCCGGTGTCGGTGTCCAGCTCGGCTTTGGTGACGGTGCCGGCGGCCAGGTCGGTGTTCGTGACGGTGTAGGCAGCCATTCAGGCGGCCTGCAAGCAGAGTCGGATGACGGTGGCCCACACGTTGGCGCCGGCGGTGGCCGGGTTGGGGGGGGCGCCGGTGACACCGGTGATTTGCAGGCCAGCGATGGCACTGGTGCGGGACCCGGGGGCGGCACCGTTGGCATAGCGCAGGGCGATAGGGAACTCGCAGGCGCCGCAGTGGCGGACGGTGGGGTTGGTGCCGGTGTAGCCCTGGCCGACCGCGCCGATCCAGTAAATTTTGCCGGCCGCCAGGGCCAGGCTGAGACCGGTCACCGACGGCAGGCCGACGGCGTCGACGGGGAATACCAGGCCGGTGTCAAGCAGCAGGTTGCCGGGGTAGCCGCCGCCGCTGTCGGCGTAGACGACGGCCCGGGCCTGGCCGCCGGCGGCGGCGGCGACGGTGACGTCCAGTTCGATGCCGGCCAGCGTGAAGCTGCTGTCGGCCATCCACGGCACCAGAAACATCTGGTTGGGGTTCATGGCGACGGTGGCGGGGGTGGCCTGGCCGACCGGGAAAAACCAGTCGCCCGAGGCGCGGCTGATGTTGACGGGCGGGCCGCCGCCGGCGGTCGGTGTGGTCCAGCCGGTGTCGTAGTTGGTGGCCGTGTTCTTGGTGAGCACCTGCCCGGCGGTGCCGCCGGCGGCGACACCCGGCCCGGTAGCCCCGGTAGCCCCGGCCGGTCCGGCCGGCCCGGCCGGCCCGGTGGGGCCGGCCGGGGCGGCCTGCCAGGTCGCCGCGGTGGAGCTGGTAGCGGTGGGCACCTGCCCGGCGGCGGGGGTGCCGGTGACGGCCACCCCGTTCAGGCGGGCGACACCCGGGTTGGGGTAGGTGCCGGACAGGTCGCCGCCGGCCGGCCCGCTGGGGGCGCCCCCGCCGCCGCCGGTCGGTGTGGTCCAGCCGGTGTCGTAGTCGGCGGCGGTGTTCTTGGCCAGCACGGTGCCGGCCGCGCCGCCGGGCGGGACGCCTTTGCCGGCCGGGCCGGCCGGGCCCTGGGGGCCGGCGCCGACCACGGAGGCGGACGGCTGGCCGGCGGTGACGTTGACCTGTTTGGGGGCGGTGGTGACCGTCACCTGGTAGGTCACGGGGTGGTCACCTGGGCGGTGACGGTCAGCGACCCGCCGACCAGGGTGGTGATCAGCCCGCCGCCCGATTTCATCTGTATGTCGTAGACGGCTTTGGCCGGTGACAGCGGCAGGGTGGCGGTGACGGTGTTGGCCAGGCTGGCGGTGATGGTGCCGGCGGTGCCGCCGGTGGTGCACGTGAACGCGCCCAGGGCGGTGGCGTCGGCCGGGGTGTTTTTGATCTGGCCGGTGGCGGTATACCCGGTCAGGTCGACGTTGGTGCTGTCCGGGTTTTGCACCAGGACGATCATCGTGAAGTCGTCGCCGGCGTACAGGTTCAGGTCGACCTCGACCGGGTGGGCGTTGATGGTGGTGGTGGGGCCGACCACGGTCAGCTCCGGCGCGGCGGGCGGGGGCGGCGCCCGCCGGGCCGTCGGCGGCGGGGCGGCCATCAGCCGACCACCGTGACGGTGGCGGCGATCGGCCCGTAGGCCACGTCGTTGTCGGCGTGCAAGGTGAGCGGCCCCGAGATCGACCGGCAGGACAGGTCGAACGTCCAGGCGCCCGCCCCGGGTATGGCCATACGGCCGGCGGACCGGGCCGGCCAGCCCAACGACCGGTCGCCGTGCATGTGCGCCAGCGGGGTGGTGACCCCGGCGACGGTGACGGCCAGCTCGCATTCGCCGCCCGAGGTGGACGTGAAGTCGACGCTGGGCAGGTCGACGGTCACCCGGCAGGTTTGGCCCACCCCGGCGAAGGTGACCGGCACCGACAGGAACGTGACCGTCGCCCCGGTCGCCACCGCCACATCGGCGGTGACCTCGCCGTAGCCGAGCACGATCTCGCCCAACGGATGCCAGCGGTCGCCGTCGTGGTAGGCCGGGTGGGGGTTGCCGGAGGCGTCGGAGACGGTGCCCAACAGCGGGAACGACAGCAGCCCGGGACCGCTCACCCGCCGTCGTCCCCCCCGTCGAGCTGGTCGGCGGCGGCCGGGCCCATGCCGTAGCGGGCCATGATCTGGGTCATCCGGTCGGCGTGGTCTTCGAGAGCGGCCTGCATCTCGTCGGCCATGTTGGCCTGGTCCTGGTCGTCCATCATGGACATCACAGCACCACCGCCCGCAAACGCTCCCGGACCGTGTCATATTGGCCGAGCCGTTCCGCCGAGCGGACCCCGAGCACCTGGGCGTCGGCGTACACCGGTTCGTGGGTCAACGCCACATGGTCCAAATGGGCGGACAGCCGCTCGAGGACCCCGTCGTCGGCTTTGCGGGTGCCGCCGCCTTTGGCGGAGAAGCCGACGGACAGGCCGGTCACCTCCCCGGCCCGCACCAGTTTCAGGGCGTCCTCGGCCCGCGACGTGTCGAACAGGTGCCATTCGCCGTACAGGCCGTCAGGCTGCTCGGCCAGCCGGGTCGTCTTGCCGATCGGATGCTGGCCGTCCAGGCGGACGGTGTGGGCGTCGTACAGCTTGACCTGGCCGACCTGGCCGGAGCCGACCTGGCGGGAGAACACGCCCGGCACGAACCGCTCCCGGAACCGGCCCACGTCGGCGGTCACCCCGTAGGGGACGGCCCGCCCGTACAAGGTCCGCCCGTCCGAGCTGGCCCGGAGCTCCATGATCAGCTCGAAAGTGCGCTCCTGCAACCCCAGGGCGTCGTCGGGCACGGCCGGCTCGACAGCAGCGGTCCGGGACCGGCCCGACCCGGCCGACCCGGCATACGTGCCGGACGGGCCGCCCACCGACGTGTGCGCCTTGGCCATGGCCTTCGCTTTGGTCATGGCCGCCATGCGCTGGTCGGCGGTCAGCGTCGACGCCTGGGGGATGCGGGCCAGGGCGTTACGCAGATGGGCGGCGTCCACGGCGCCGCCGGCGTCCTTGACCGGAAAGTAGCGCTGTTTGCTGTCGCCCTCGCCCACGATGAGCAGGAACGACGAGTCGGGCAGGCTGTTGACGTAGGCGGTCGACCACACCGCCCGCATCCACACCGGGCGCAGATCGGGACGCAGCATACGGGTCTCCTTTCAGGTGACCGGCGGCGCCGACTGGGGCGCCGTCTCGACGGGCGGATTCTGTTCGGGGGTCGAGCTGGCCGCCGGCGGCCCGCCCGGCAGGGCCGGCACCGGCGGCCCGGCCGCGACCTCCACCCCGGCCGCGGCCACCTGCTTGTCGATCTCGTCCGAGACGATGGCCATCGGGTCCAGGTTCTCGCGGGCGCGGATCTCGTCGACCAGCAGCCATTGCGACGTCGGCCCCGGCCCGCCCAGCGCCGCCTGGTAGGCCTGATATTGGGACAGGGTGTCGGTGCGCAGCGCCGCGGCCAGATCCCACTGCAGATGCTGGCCGCGGGGCAACAGCTCGATCGACCCGGCCTGCTCCAGCAGCCGGGTCCACGGGGCGACGGCATCGTTGCGGCCGGCGACCTCCTCGGACTGCGCGTTCCGGTAGGTTCCGCCGCCCACGTTGGCTCCCAGCTTGGAGGGTGGCAGTCCCCACATCAGCGCCACCTCGATCAGGCTGAACTGGCGGGATTCGACCATCTGCGAGTCGACGGGCCGCCAGGCCACGGGACTGAAGTCCGTGAGCTCGTTGAGCACGGCCACCGACGGGCCGCCCGCGAACTTGGCCGTCCACGCCGCTTTGGCCTCGTCGGCCTGGGCCTGGGTGACCTCCGGGCGGTGCACCTTCAACACCCCCGACGGCATGCCGCCGGACACGAAATAGTTCGCCGCGTAGCCCTGCAGCGCCATAGTCATAGCGATAGCGTCAGAGTCGGTATCGATCAAGCCGCGGCCCAGCGGCCAGCCCGCCCGGCCCAGATGCGATTTGACATGCCAGATCTCCGACGGGTCGTAGATGGTGCCCGCCACGTACCATGCGGCGATCGTCGGGCTCATCGGATTTCCTGTGAATCTGACCGCGGCCAGCGTCGGGTGGATCGGCTTGAGCGTCAACGGCCAGCCGTTGCGGTCTGTGGAAGTGATAATGCAGACGCTGTTGCCGTACAGGGTCAGCGACTCGGTTACGCCCGCCCAGAACGCCATCGGCGTCTGGTTCGGGTCCGGCTGGGCGACCACCGGCGGCTGGGGGTCCAGGGCGTCGGTGCCCCGGTAGACGGTGGCGGGCAGCATCCCCACCGTGCCGCACACGTAGGCGCAGCCCCGCCAGAACGCCGGCACCGACAAGGCCTGGGTTTCGGTGGGAGCAGGCAGCACCCGGCTGTAGTTGGGGAACTGCTGCTCGGGGCCGGCCATGAACTGGGTCGGCCCGTAGGCCGCCGGCGACCGGGACACCGGCGCCTGGTTGGGCGAGGCGGCCGCCCGGACCAGCAGCGACCCCAGGCCCACGTCAGCCGCCCGCCTGCTGCTGGCCCAGCTCGGCGGCCACCCCGAACGCCAACAAACCCAGCCCGCCGGCCACCAGCCCAGCCCACACCGCCAGCAGCCCGAACCCCACCGCCAGAAGCACCACGCCGAGCAGTTGGACGATCACCGGCACATATCGTCGCATATCAGACCGCACGGGTGGTAGGTCTTCGGGCGGGAGACCGGTCACAGCACCTGCACCTTGCCGTCCCCGGCCTTCACCAGCCCCCAGCGGGCCAGCGTGACCGCCACCAGCGGCGACACGTCGGCACCGGACCGGCGCGCCCACGCCCAGGCGTCGGCCAGCACCCGTTTGCGGGCCGACGCCACCGCGCTGTTCAGCACCGGCTGGTCCAGGTGGGCCACCGTGGGCGGCTCGGCGGCCACCGCGTCATAGAACTGGCCGCACGCCTGGGCATACTCGCGGGCGCCGATCGTCACCGTCGGCACGCCCAGCGACGCCAGATCGACCAGCAGCGAACCGGCCGGTGACGCCGGGTCGATCACCACCGGCCACGGCTGCCAGCGGGACACCAGCTCGGCCAGGCGGCTCACCAGCCAGTCGGTGCCCGGCCGGTGGTCGACCACCTCGAGGTGCACTCGCCGGCCCTGACCCCAGCCGGCCACCCCGATGGCGGCATTGTCGCGCGACGGTGTGACATCCACCGCGAAGCACGGCATGCCGGCCAGTTGCGACCCGGTCCGCCGGGCCCGCTGCCACATGCCGGCGTCGATCACCGGCCGGCCGCCCGGGGTGCGCTTGTTCAGGTAGGCCCGGGCGAACTCGTCGGCGGGCAGGGCGTCATGGTCGGCCCGGATCACATCCTCCGACACCGTGTGACCCAGCGCCGGCATGCACCCCCACCAGGTGGCCGGGTCGTCCGGGTCGTCGTCGTCGCCGGCCGACCACTCGAAATAGCACACCCCTTCCCGCTGGTCGGCCTCCACCCGGGCCCGGCCGTCGTCGACCCGGTCATGCAGGAACGTCGACTCCTCGGTGCCCATCGTCGACACGATCCAGATCTGGGCGGCCGGCCGGGTCACCGCCGCCGGCCGAAACGCCTGCACCAGCCGCTCGTCCCGCTGCGCCCAGGCCTCGTCGATGACCCCCAGGTCGAGGGTCTGGCCGTGCCCCGACGACTCGCCCGACGCCGTGATGGCGATCGTCGACCCCGTCGCCCGCCACACCGACCGCTCGAACCCGGCGTGGCGGCGCATCCGGAACGCCCCCTTCAACACCGTCCGGTTCAACAACTCGCACTGCTCCTCCCACTTCTCCCGGCTGCGCACCCGGTCCTGGGCGGCGTACAAGGTGTGCTGTAACGGCCCCCAGTTGTTCGACCGGTCCACTTCCACCACCAGGATCAACGTCGTCTTGCCCGACTGGCGGGGCACCGTCACCCGCACCTCCCGGTAGGCCGGCACCAGCCCCCGCTCGCCCTCGACCAGCTCGCCGGCCACGTTCGCCACCTGCGACTGCCACGGCATGAACGGCTGGCCCAGGATCTTCGCCAGCCGCCACAGCCGCCCGCCGACCGTCGGCCGGTCAGGACTCCGGGGCGTCGCCCAGCGTGCCGGACATGGCGGCGAGGATCTCGTCGATGCCCGCCGAGACGTCCCGGTCGTCGTCACGCTCACCTCGCAACAATCGCAGAGCGGCCAGCTGGGCCCGGGCCAGGGAGGCGGTCTGGGCCGGGTAGGCCCGGGCGTCGACCCGGTCCAGCGCCACCGCCAGGTGGCGGGCCAAGGCCACCGTGGCCGCGTCGACACCCTCCAGGCGGCCGCCGCGGCGTAACGCCGCCACCGTGTGCTCGACTGCGCTCTGATTCCGGCCCATCCCCGCCTATTTTGCCCCACCCCGGTTTTTTTCGCCGGATACGCGCGCAGACGGCGTTCGTGATGGAAATCGGCTCACGA